GACTCGGAGAAAACTTTTGGAAAATCTCTCTTGGATGTTTCCAATCTTCTACTTTGACAATGTGACTTGCTGGAACTCCATGGCGAACCCAAATGTTTTCCTTTTCACCAAAATGAAGAGGAGCATCCGGCGTTGGTGTGCGACTTGGTGTAGCAATGAAAGTTTCTGTCCCTACGATTTGACGCAGCTTCTTATACACCTTCACATGACCACGATGAGCAGGTTGGAAATTGCCGGGATAGATACCAATGACTTTCATTTACTTTTCAATGGTCGATTTGTTCATTGTGTTTGTGTCTTGAGGAACAGATACATTGTGACTGAATCCTAGTCCGTGGTCTTCGGCCATGAAATCCGCTGGTGGGCCAGATGACAATTCACGGTCGGTAACATAAACGGCCAACTTTTCAGCAAACTTGGTTGGCAAATCTTGACGCAATCGGTCATGACTATATTCGTGACCTACATGTGGTTTTCGAGGGCCACGGCCACGGAACTTCAAACGAACACGAGAATTTGACTTCTTGACCAGTTCACGAAGCTTTTGTAGAAATTGAAGATTTCGTGGGGTGACATCAATCGTAAAGAGATAATCACGAGTGTTCAAATCATCTGGATTGGTTGCTTCCCCTTCTTTCAAACTACCACGTTCGGATTCAACTTGAAGGTTAATGAGTTTTTGAAGCAATCCACGGATTTGACCGGAGTATTTGTTCCATTCAGGAGAACCCAATTCATGTTTCAACTGTTCCTTTTCCAAATGCGCCAATGATGCTTCTGTATCATGAATACGAACTTCCAATGATTCATCGTCGGGAGTTTCTTCAGCATCCATTGGTTCTGGTGGTTCGCCGGATGGAAATTCATGTTTTCGCCATGCCTCAGGATTGGAGACTTCTTTCATGACCGCACGGACGAGTTGTTTCAAATTTGATTTCTTCATATCAATAAATATGGTTATTCCGATGATTCCTTGAACATCTTTTTCAATCTCTTCCAACGAGCTTGTATCACCTTCCTAGCTTTTTGTGGTGTTATTTTTTTGAGTTTGACCTTAGATTTCAATGCTTTCAGAAAACCATCCCATTTGTTCTTTGGTTGTTTTGGAGTTCTTTGTGATTTTGCGAAAGGATGTGGTGGGTATTGAATATCCAAATCCTTACCCGTTGTATCGTCTGATTTTTGTAAAGAACCGTATGGATTTGGTTCTGTTGATTCAGGTTCTTTTTCAAACTTGTCTTCAAATGTTTTGTTAAGAACTTCAACCGCTTCAGCAAACCATACCAAAATCTGATTTTTCTTCTCCGCAAATTTTACAAACACAGGATTAGAACTCCAATCACCGATGGTCAATTTGGTGGGTTTACTTTTAACAACTTCATCATGATACTCCTTGTCAATTTTTCGGATACCAGCATCTCGAATATCTACAAGTTTTTTGTATTCCTTCCGATAGACGGCAGATTTGGACATCAAAATTTCAGGCGATACAGTTTCGCTTAGTTTCCATTCTTCACCTTCTTTGTCTTGAATTTGACCACCCCGTAGTATCTTCCAAGTCTTGTGAAGAATTTCTGCTGCGTGTTCTTTGGTCTTGAAGAGATTCTGACCACCTTGTTTGATGCGTTGTTTCCCTTTTGGTGTATCAACCATCTGAATGACATAACCATCAGGTTTCGATTCAATCAAGCCGAGATAGACCGTTCCATAATAAACATCGGTGGGAACGCCGAAACCGGCCATGTTCCCCAACCATTTGAAATCGTCAAATCGATATGCCATATCTCTTAATAAATAGAAAGGAAAACCCCCGAAGAGTGTCTTCGGGGGTTTCATTTTGGATGATTGTTGATAACTGCTTAACTCAATTAGTATTGGAGAATTGCGTAATCGTAGCTAAGTGTCACGGCGATTCCCAGAGGGTCACCCGTGTTTGTCCAATCGAGCGTTTGGAAATCCAAGTCAGTTGGGAACGCTCCCTTGAGTGTCCATTCTTCAACCTTGTCACCGACAGGGCCGAGCGTGTTGTAGGTAATGTCCTTCTTGTAGAAGTCCATGTAACCATCACGACCAGTCACAGATTCGTGCGACAAACGAAGCCATTCCATTACGGCTTGAGCTCCGGAAGGAACGATTGGGTCATAGAGTTCCAATGTGATTGGTTGCCAAATCGTTTTGCCCTTGTAGTATCTTTGAAGGTTGATGTGGTCGAGGGCTTTTCGTTCGCTGGACACCTTCGGGCGGTCTGCCTTCTTGATGATGAACGACGGAACGCCGTCGAGATACATGATGAAACGATGTTGAACTTTTGGTTCAAACGCCGTCCAGAAAATTTCGTTGCTGTTTAATAGGTCTGCCATATACAATCATCCTTTTACGTTGTTGTTGTATTCATCTATAAATAGTGACCACTAAGGAAAATTTCATATTTTTTGGTCGATAAATACTTCAAGGTTATCCCAGATGTGCGAACTCGTGCCAAGACCACGGAATTGTTTACCCTTGGCCTGACTAGCATCCCAAGTCATCGTTCGATGCAATTCCTTCTTCAATGCTTCTTTGAAGGTAGCCATATCAGTCTTGACCCATTCACCTTTTCTATCTAAAATACGGTCTTCCCTCACAAATTCGCCCAAATGATGCCACAATTCACCTTCGTATTTGAACTTCTTGCGGTAGGCATTATTATACAAAACATGAAGGGGTGTCTCTTTTTCGTAGTCGTGTTTGTCACTATCCCAAGGTTCATTGTCCTTGGTTCGGGTAAAACTCCAATTTTTGTTCTTTTCACCGTGTTTTTGAAATTCTGGATGGTCACTTGTGATGACATTCCCCTCTTTATCTTTGACATACTGCATTCGTTGTCTTTGGCCCTTTCCCCTCTGTTTGGGGTCGGCATAGCTTCCACCCAACAAAAACTTCTCTATGTAGGGCCAAACGAAGGCATAAATACCTCTACGGGCTGGTGGGGAATGAAATGAGGGGTCTTCCTTCCCATACCCTTTCTGTTTGGTAAGGCTCAAACCACCAAAAGTCACGAAATCAAGTGACTTGGCTGTAAATGGGTCAAATTTTGATTCATTCATACCATGAGCATCGTAATATCCCATTCCGTAAGGATACTTAGGGTGTCCGAACGGTGGAATGACAATCTGTTTGTGTGCCGGCTTCTTGACCTTCAAATTGGTTTCAATCCAATGTTCGACTTCGACTTTTTCATCGTCGGTCGGAGGCGTGTCTGACCACCACCAAATCGTGTTCGTATCTTTTCGGTAACGCCAACGAATAAGGTTAGCGTCACTTTCACCACGCCATTCCGGCGGCATTCCCTGTAAATAGTTGTGATGGGTTTCATCATCACCGATTGAAATGTTGAAACCAGCTACTTTCAAATTGCTGCGGTTGACCCATCCCAAATACAAATCCTTTCTTGGATTGAATCCTTCATCAATCGGATGGGAACGCTTCCAATCATCGTCACCATATTTACTTTGTGCTCCTTTCCACAACACCGAAGTCAAAGATGGTAAAGTCGTGTGTTTGATTGATTTGGTTACTCCAAAGTATTTTTGGATGTAGGCTACTACTTCTTCTTTTTCTTGCGGGGTTGGGTCATCCCACCAAAAAAGTTCATTAAGGTCGGAACGATATCTGAATGGACGATGTGGTTCTCCAAGTTCTCTCCAAGAAAACAATGTAGCATGCCGAGTGTGTTCTCTCCTTGCCTTCTTGATACGAATATCAAAATCACTTGTAATCAATCCGATATACAGATGATTCAGAACTGTGTCTTCATCTTCTTTCAAATAATACGACTTCCAATCTTCTGGCTGCTTGAGATAATACTTGTCATCATCAGATGGCGTGTTTTGATATCCGTGTAGAATGTCCGCAAACTGATTGGACATCTGGTCGAGACTTCGATGTTTAACATTTGACGGAGCACCGTATTTGTTTTTGAGAAAATCAGCTACAACTTCACGGTGATAAGGCAACGGGTCATCCCACCAAAAAATGAAATCCTTGTAAGCCGGATGGGTTCGATAACGCCAGCGAAACCCTCTACCTTTGTGATTTCCAGACTTGGCGGCATCTCGGTAAACTTGAACATGATTGATTCCATCATCATCAATGTTTCCCAAAATCAAACCATCAGGCATTCTGACTGATTCATTGATGAAATGTCCTCCTTTGAAATATGGTTCAAGTTGCCAACTTTGTTTTGGGTTGTTGATGTGGTGTTTTGTTTTGAGATACCCAAGGGTTGTATCTTGGATTTTTTCTCTCAGTTCATCATCAACCATCAACCATTTGTGCGGAAACCAATAAAGTGTATTGTTCGCTGACTTGTAACGCCAGTGAGCTTCTTTCTCTCGTTCCCTAAACCCCGGCGTTGAAAAACCACCATGTTGAACGGGTGGCATGTCTCGTTCGTGTTTACTTCCAACAAAATCGGCTTTGGCCGACACTTGGAGTTCATCATTTGTCAATCCAACAAGAAGATAGGGTTGTTGACCACTTTCATTCATGGTCACTGATTTGTCATACAAAGTATTGATTGAATCCTTCAACTTCGTAATGACACCTGTATGACGGAGAGCTTTGAACACCAAATTTTCGGTGCTGAATTCACCCACTTGTTCCAATCCAGCATTGCGATAGTTCTTCAATGCCTTCATGAGTTTCTTCAACTTGTCAACATTTTTGTCGGTTACAAAATCATCCACCATTCCCTTTACCTTGTGGTATTTCTGTTTGATGGCCTCTTTGTCAATATCAATACGAGAACGGTCTGGTCGTTTTAACCAACAGTTCTTGAGAATTGAATAAATGGTTGACCCCTTTCGAGCTTGTGCGGGAGTGCTGTTTTTCTCTCGAATGTCTTGAAGATAGACTTCGACAGGATGACCCTTGATACTGATTTCGTGGTTGTTATTCCAACCCGCTCCCAATCCATCCATGAACTGACGAGCTAGTTTTGGGTCGATTGTTTCTTTGGTAATGTCAATGACAATGTGTAAGTCAATGTCACTTGTGGGTGTCCAATTGTAATTGGTTGTCGAACCAAGGAAAAGAATATCAAGAATTGGAGCTTTGAGTTCGGTGTTGCGATAAAAGTCCTGAGCCACCTTCAACAGAATTGCCCGAACATCGGGTTTGAGAACCATGTTTTCATCCCAAACCTTCGGGTCAAGTGTGCTGTTGTAGATGCGAAACTTTACTTCGTTGACAACGGTTCTTGACATTATTTACGAGACTCATTAACGGATGGATTGAACTTTCCTTTGATTGGAACATCTTGCCCGTGTTGGTGCATTTTGATAAGTTCATCACACAGTTTGACAATCCGAGCTTTGTGTTTCAAATATGGGTCGTGTTGGGCGTCTCCGATAATGATAGAGTCGGCCAAGTTCCTTATCTCTTTGGCGATTTCAACTTCACGAGCTTCTTCTTTTGAATCATCATGTTCAAACCGTGAACTCATTACTTCCTTTAGAGATTCACGAATGATATTGCGTAGTTTTTCTTTTGGTGTCATACCTTTTGCCTCATACATTTCTCTCCAGTCTGGTCGGTCAGGGTCATACTTTTCGTAATCACCTATGGCTTGGTCATCGTCAGGTTCATAACGAGGTCGTTTGTAATCATGAATCTTGTGATACTCATAGTAAATGAGATGTGGGTTGTTCACAATTCCCTTTGCAAAATCACGAACTTCTTCATCTGTTTCAAGTGGGTATCTCGTTGGGTCGCCGGGGCCGAACATTCGATAAACATATTCATCACCCTCAATGACTTTTTCAACCGCTTCCCAAACATTACTTCTGCCTTCCTTGTCATACATGAATGTAATGCCTGTTCCGTCTTTCAACGAAAAGATAAGGTCAGCAACAATCTGTGGTGAACGAGTAAATTGAACTGGATTCCATGTATCTCCGGGATATCCTTCCGTTTTTACTTCTTCCCAACCCACCCACATTTCGTTAATCAATTCCTTGACAATGGAACGAAATTCCTTCATTGTGATTTTTGTTTCCATCACATCGGATGGGTCAAGTTCCCACGGTGGAGCTTCATGTGGGTCAACTTGGGTTGGGTCAACAAAACTGTTACCCATCTTCACATATCCTTTTTTACACTTTTGACATTCCCAAGATTGGCCCGAACCGGGTGCTCCAATATCCGCTGTGTATTTCAACTGTCCGCCACATTGGCAATTTCCATCCATACTCTCTTTGATAGGAGATTTCTCGGTGTTGCCATGTTTCTTCAAATCTTTCTCACTCTGAAACTTGATACGCCAGCGTTCACCTTTGATGTGTTTTGGGTCTTTGGCCATGTCTTTGTCATGAACATATCCGTAGCCTTCTTTCTGAGAAGAACATTTGTCACAAATACCTTTGAATTTTCGTTTTGGTTGTGAACAACGACAAGTTTCTGTTGTTCCACATTTTTCACAAGTTAAAGTTAGGTCGTGTTTCTTGCCATCAGGGTCTAATTCATTTCTAATTTCCCGAAAGGTTTTCGACTCTGTTTTCATAATCGGCTTTGCATCAATCATGAACTGTTTCAAGCCGCCTTCGTAATGTCGTTGAACACCGGCTATGAGTTGTTCGGGTGTCATATCATCAATGTCCGAATCCTCAAATCTCTCTCCCCAAGAACATTCCTTTACCCAATCACGCATTTGTTCAATGAGGGCAGGATGTTCCACGATGAAACGAGCCAAAGAATTTGGAGCACCAACCGCAATCGTTGGTTTTCCTTGGTCGGTGGTCGTGTGATTGACTTCATCCATTTGAACGAACTTGGCAAACTTTCCATTGGCTAGGGTCTTCCACAAATCGGGTGTTGTTGGGTAGGTTGAATTTTCTCCAACCAAATAGGTTTGATAGTCATCCAATCCCCATTCGAGTTGAACATCAAGTAGTTTTGTTTCAAAATTTGGGTCGAGTTCCTTCTTCATTCTCGAATTCAATTCTTGAAGGGCCGCCTTCATGTTACCAGTCCATTGAGGTTTGCCACCTAGAGATTGTTCTTCGATACCTTCCGGGTCACGGCGGGCTTTCAATTTTTCCAATCGGGACATTTTTTTGGATTCCTGAAACGGAACATCATCATCTGGAGAAGTTGGTGATGCCGACGGAGTTTCTTTTGGCTTGTTAAGGTCTTCTGGCCCAACTACCCAAGCTGAAACATCACCCATACCTTCTTCGTTTTCTTTGTGAGCCAACTTTTCAGCCTCTTCTCGGTTATCCAACACTTTACTGATTTGAATAGCATCGCCCAAGATAGCATCCGTCGCTTTACAATGAACCGGATAACGAACCAAGACTACATACTTTCCTTGTTTGGCCAAGGCTTCAGCTTTCTTGGTATCATTGGTTCGTGGAGTAGTTGCTTGGGAATGGGCATAGGCACGTTGAAACTCATTGCTGTAACCATCACCATGTTCTTCATCCCAATCTGGGTGAGTCAAATATGTTTCCTTGGCTAGTTCTTCAGCGATGATTTCTCGCAAAATTTGGTTCAGTTCAGATTGTTTCATAGTCTTTTTTTCTTCCATTGGAATAGTTAACCAATGTACTTTTTTCGGTGGGTCTTTGAATATGTGATTGTTTTGATTTTCTTTTGCTCGATTCCAATCAATCATTGCAAATCGGCGGTAATAGTCTCCAATCGGAACAAATTCCTTTCTTTTGAGTGGAAACCCATGTAAATACAAATCTTCACCGACATATCTTTCATTCTTGTCAACATTGTCCTTCACCCACAAATTAACATCACGATACTGTTTCAACATTAAACTCATACATACGGTCTTAGTTTGGACAGTGTTTCGGGCGTGGTTCGATGTAAAATTCCGATACCACCCTTCTTTACCCATTCATGGATAGTTGACTCTGTATCATCAATAATTATGTCTCCCGGCTTGGAATAATGTCGTTTTCTATGTTTATTCGGCACCATGATGATGTCAGAATCCCTCAAATCTGGTATGTTTCGACTCAACCACATTCGTTTGCCAGTTGAGGTTTGTTTGTCTTGAGCATCCGATTTACCAAGAGCGGTTAAAATCTTGACTTGAAGGAAATTTTGTGTTACAAATTCCCACAGTTCTTTCCCACCCGGCATCCAAGGAAGTTCAGCGAAGAAGCGGGCTTTACCATGAGCATCGATACGAGCCCATAATTGGTCGTCTGTGATGTTGTCAGTCGGCATCCCTGCGATGTCGAGGAATCCACGGTCGAAATCGGCAATGACACCATCCATATCGACATAAATGGTTCGTTTGTGTTCTTGAGGTTGATTTTCCATAACTATAAATAGTGTTGAGTAATTAAAAGAACTTGACAGTCTTTTCCGCCTGTGTTACATCTGTACTTGCTAAGTAAAAGCTGTACTGCTTTAAGACAGTACAAAGCTAAAAGCTAAGGACAAGCTTAAAATAGTACAAAGAAAAGGTACAAAGGTACTCTGTACAGAAATCAATCCGCCAGTAGTATTTTTAACTTCGGTCTAGTTAAAATTTGTTGTCGGATTTCGTCAACGAAGTCGGGGTATTCTTGAGAGTCAATTTCCCTCCAGCACGACCGACTTTCCGGTTGCCCGTAATCGGGGCCTGCTAGAACATGTTCCAAATTATTGTCGTTGTATTCAACAAACACCGGAATGTCCGAATGTTTTATGTGTTTCATAACTCACACAGATAAATAGAAAACCAGAATGAGTGAAACGGGAAACTAGCGAAAAAGAAAAAACTTTTTTTGAAGGTTTCGGGACTTATTTCAGTACCTCAAAATGATTTTTTGGCAGGGGAGTTTTCAAGGCAAATTTTGCCGGGAGTCCTAAACGGCGAGCACCATCAAGTTCATCATAGACATTATCACCAATACCATCTTCGGGGTCAACAATTAGATTTGCGAATGGTACATTTTTCACTCTGACAATTGTATCCTCACCCTTCTCATTAGCAAACCAACGGGCGTCTTCTGGTTCAGTCGTCAAATACAGGTAACGGGTCTGCCCTAAATTGCCACCCTGTTTCCAAACATTCGGTTGCCAGCCATTCGTAACAAGGTTATGGGCACTGGTTTCCGAAGTACCGTGGTACAAAGTAATAGATGTTCGACTCGGGGCCAATCCTTCCGTCAACTTTCTACCTTCAGCGTTTTGCTTAACGATGTGTTGGATTTTTGAACCATCAGTATCGATAAGACCCTTTAATCCAAAGTGGAGCGGCTTCGGCCACTTTCCAAATTCAACCCATCGGAATCCTTCCATTTCCCACTCATTTTCCTTGTTTGGTCTGGGCGTAAATTCGTCATCAACTACAATAATGAAATTGTGGTATTCGAATCCCGATTCATGTTTGAACACATACAATGGAATTACTTCACGAATATCTGATTTCTTCTTACCAGTTTCTTGCTCGAACTCTTCAATCGCAGCACCTTCCGGCGTTAATCCGGGGTCAACCGCCCCGCCCCAAGTTCCCCATGTATGCGGTTGTTCAACAAACGAACCACGATATTGAATCAAAAGCCGACCTGTCGTGCGGGCCATAATGATAGAGCCAGCACCTTTTCTTCCCCAAAAACCGGTGTCTTGGAGGGCTTGTTCGTGGTCGTCGTCTCCGAATCTCATGTTCGTCTCATCTGTTTGATTGGGAAGCGATACCATTCCTCTTTTTGATTGTCATAGTATTTAACCTCTTCCACAAAAATTTTAGCGTTTTTCAAGAATCGAATTTCTTGTTCGTCTTCACCGAGAGTGTAATCCATTCGAGCAAACATTGTTCCCGGCCAATCAACGATATCAAAATCGATGTTCGCTCTATAAATACACTCCCGCCGAGGTTTACCTGAATGTCCGCCCCAATGGGCTTCCGCAGCCGTTTCTGTTATTGCCCAATAAATACCCAATTGGGGCAGTCTTCTTGGGTCAACATTCATAGGTAAGTAAATCTCTCTCCAACACGGCTTACCATCAAGATGTTTGTATTCTTGGGTTATCTCAAAGTATCGGTGGCGTTGTTCATCTTCCAATTGTTCAAGTGCTTCTTTTT